TCAAGAACTGCTGGCATAGCCAAATAGGTGAAAGGGGTTTTGCCCCCAGACCAATGTTCTGGATTGCGAAGTTCACGGTACAAGTCATTAGATGCAATGCGTGTACCAACAATAAGAAGTTTACCGTTTTTACCTAAACGTGTAATAACTTCTTGTTGTAACCACTTGATTTGCTTTTCCCATTCGTGGGCGTTAGCACCAGTGATACAGTCATCAAGAATAATTAAATCGGCGCGTGCACCGTAAATCTGTCCACCCATACCAAGGGCTTGAATTGTTGGGTCTTTCTCAGAAGAGTCCCTAGCCTCAGAACCAAGATACACTGTGTCAGTGCGCCAAGTATCAGCATCTTCCTGCCAACCACCCTCAGGACCATACATAGCCTGAAGTTTCTGCCACCTAGGATGAGACAATCTTTGTTTGATAGCGTACACAAATTCGCGTGCCTTATACAAAGTCTTAGACACAATGATAATACGAACATTAGGGTTCAACGCAATACGATACGTTGAATAGTTGATAGTCACAGTGGTGGACTTAGCGTGCTCAGGGGGAATATTAATCAAAACCCTATTACGCGCAGCAGGCTCATACACCATAGAAGGATGAACCCACGCAGGTTCCCCCTTCTCCAACAAAGAAATAAAATTCTCTTGATGGGGAAAAACCTTCATCTCCAAATACTGCTCAGAAAACTCTTTAAACGTTATATCAAACTTATCAGACGACTTCTTACCAGCCCGAACCTCATCCCTAGAGATACGAGCATCATCCAAAAGTTCCCGAAATTTTTTATCAGTCTTAGTCCAATACTTCACCGTGTCAGGTTTAACCCCAGCCACCCTTGAAGCATCAGCCACAGTCATCCCAGACCCCAAAGCCTTAAGGAAATCATCCTTCCTTTGGGCACTCAGTTCCCTAGTATGGTGCGCATCCCCAGCCCTAGCCGACATATTATAAACCACCAATATTATATAATATAAGGAAATCGCAACAAGCGATTTCCATTAAACACTACCCCTTTCGCCAGGGGCGTCAGGGCGAAAGCAATATAATAAAAACCCTTACACTATATCTAACCTGTTACCAAGCAAAAAGGTAACACATTTATACCAAAAAAGTCTATTGTTGCAGGTCAGGCAGGGTCCAAACAACCACCAAAAGTTCCAAATAGGAGGAACAGGGCAGTGGTATTTGTTGTATTTAACACTCTGGGGTTTGTTTATTTACCCATACAGGTTAGGCATTAGGTAATAAATAACTAAACAACTACAAGCAACTAAGTAGTAATGGTTGTCTATCTGTTTATTAATATCGGCGCATTAGTTTTAGTTAGTGTTTAGTTTCATTAGGGCGTAGTTGTTTCTATTAGAAACAGTTTTAGTTTTAGTTATTTGATTGATTAGTTATTTGATTGATTAGTTTCTATTAGAAACAGTTTTAGGAATTACGCGCTTTTAGTTGATGGAATTAATGAGGGCATTAGGGCAAAAGTACCCCCCATTGAACCCTGTCGGGGGGTGATGCTATTGTGGAGTTGTAACTTGAAAACTCAATAGCGTTTATTGTGCCGTTCTTAGGAATTGTTTCTATTAGAAACAGTTTCTAAGAATGACCAAAAGGGTCATTCATTAACTCACTCGAAAGGTGAAAAAATGAATACAACAGAAACACTAACCCACGAAAAAATAGTTAATGCTCTAAAAACAGTTAATGAAAATGAGCAGAAACTTAATCAACAGAAAACGGCACTTAAAACTCAAATTAAAGAATTGCAAATGGGTTTTAGAAAAGTGCAAAAGTCTGTGGCGCAAAATCTGCCAGTGGTTTCTTTAATGGTTAATTCTGGAATTACTCAAGGAATTACCACTAACGGAAAACTTACTCAAGATAGTGGGGTTTCTAAAACTACGATTAGTAGATTCGATTGGATAGGTGCAACTCTTGCAAGAGTCGGAGTCACTAAAACAACAGAAAAACTAGCCGTTAAAACTCTTAACGAATTGTCTAAAAACAATTTAGGTAAGAGTCAGTTAGAAACAGTTGAAAGTATTGAAGATTGGAAAAATCTACTCAATACACCTAAGGAACCTAAGGCTAAAAAATTAGACTTAGAAACAGTAAAAAATGCAATTTTAGAGGGTCAATTCACTACTCCAGAATTGCAAGAATTAGGTGCAACAGTTTCTCTACAAATAAAGAACCAAGCACAATAAACACTAGAAAATACCCCCGACAAAATCGGGGGTATTTTTTTATGTCTGTTTCTATTAGAAACACGAACCCACCAGATACGCTTATTTTTTCCTGTTGTTGTGCGTTGTTGCTATTTTGTTTCCTGTTGTTGTTCGTTGTTGTGGTTGTTGTTTTTGGGGCTATTGTTTTTGGGTTGAACCTGTGGTATACTTGTAGTATCAAGTGAGAGGTGGGACTATGGCTATTCCAACGAGTAGAGTTATTCGTACTCGCTCTATTGCCTTTGCTTCAAATAGGAGTAAAGCATTGAGGAACCAAGCGCACGCGACTAAACCAAAATGTGGTCGTGCTGTGCAATCTTATGACCCAGAAAAGTATCTTAATTTTTGGGTGAACAATCTTGTTTCTATTAGAAACGAGAATGATAATGACTAACGGAAATAAGTTAGTTGATATTCAACTTGTTTGGACTCGTGTTGATGAGTCCGAGCATTGGTATGAAAACTATCTAATGAAATGTCAGATGTGTGAGTGGCGTTTCATTGCTGAAAGTTTTGATGCTATTCGTGATGAGGTTGAGGGACATCTTGAGGGGGTGCATAACTATGTGTGACAATAAATACTATGACAAGTATGAAGATGAGATGAACGAACTCATTGCTCAGTTGGAAAACAAATGAGTGAGATGAGTTGGCACGACTGGTATGGATATACCAAACCAGAAACTAGAAAGGAAAATGATGGCAGAGAATACAGTGGCGATGACGATAACCGATGACGGCTATCGTCAGATTGCTGAGATGACGATTATCAATGTGCTTGATAATGTCAAGACTAATAAAGATTGGAGCAGGAAAGATGCTGCACTCTTGATTATGGGGGCGATGATGATTGTGCGCCACCTTACTGATGATGAGTTCAATCTATTGACTACCTATGTGGAGCAGAGGTATGATAATGAGAGACGATGAACGCATTGTCTTAGGAACTTACACGCTGACCAAGCGTGGAGAGCGAGTGCTTATTATCACAGCAACTTTGTTGCTGATGATTGTGGCTGTCGCTGTTGGAACCATAGAAACTATGTGAGTTTCTATTAGAAACAGAAAGGAAAGAAAAGGTGGACACAGAAGTGGACGAACCAGACTCAACTTGTGAGAGTTGTGGTCTTACTGCTAGTGATAGTGGTAACGATTTGGTTCTGATAAATGATGACTCATACTACTGCACAGGTTGTTTGAATAGTTGTGATAGTTGTGGTGAGTACTATTACTACATATCTGATAGCCATTGGTTCGCAGATATATGTCGTGACTGTCAAGATGACCACTTTGCTTGTGGTTATTGTGACAGAACTACACACTTTGACGACAGTGTGACATCAACTGATGGTCAGGCAACTTATTGTTCTACTTGTGCTGACAGGCATTGGACATACTGTGGTGAGTGTAGTGAATGGTATGAGGATATGGATAATGATGAGTGCGACAGTGCTTATCGTTATGGTATCAACGACTATTCATTCAAGCCCACACCGATATTCCATTACACACCAGAGAAACCAAGTAAAACATATTTTGGTTTCGAGTTAGAGGTTGAGGCTGTTCACGAAACCATCAGCGCTGGCGTAGATATTGTACGCAACTATGCAACTGATGACCTTGTGTATCTCAAAAGTGATGGCAGTCTCAGTGACGGCTTCGAGATTGTCACCCATCCTATGACCCACGACTGGGCTATGGAGAAGTTCCCTTGGGAGATGATAGAGAAACTGCGACGTTCAGGTTACAGGTCTTGGGATACTGACACCTGTGGTCTACACGTTCACGCTTCTCGTACCTCGTTTGTTGATAGGTCACACTTGTGGAAGTGGACGTATCTTATCAACAAGAATAACAAAGAGTGTATCGAGTTGGCTGGTCGCAACAGTCACTATGCACAATTCTATGGTGTCAAACCCACCAGTGATATTGTGTTACGCAAAGCAATGCCACGCGAAAGATATGTGGCTATCAACCTGAACCCTAAGCACACTGTTGAGGTGCGCATATTCAGAGGTTCGCTACGCATACCAAGAGTTAAGACTGCACTAGATTTTATGCAGTCCACTATTGAGTTTGCTAACAAGTTAACAATCAAAGAGGCAAGTAGTGGTAACACTTGGGGTATGTACCGAGATTATGTCGGCGAGCACGCCCAAAGGTTTGAGAACCTACACTTGCGTCTCAACGCAGATAAACTAACTGATAGTGCTAGTTAGTTTCTATTAGAAACACACAAGAAAAGGAGAGAGTATGTGTTTATTAATGGTAGCAAAACCAAACGCAATGCCAACTGATGACCAGTTGATGTGCGCTTGTGTTAACAATCCAGATGGGTTCGGTTATGCCGTTCACACTGGTAAAAGTATAATCACTGGTCGTGGTATGAACCACGATGATGTGATAGATAGGTTCCTCACAGTTCGTGAGAAACATATCAATGGGTGGGCAATGTTTCACGCTCGCTTCACAACACACGGAGAAACAGTCAAAGAAAACTGTCATCCGTTTCGTGTAGGTGGTAGTCCAGATACTATCCTTGCACACAATGGTATCCTAGGTAATGTCAAGATACCTGCTGGTGACAAGCGTTCAGACACGCGTGTGTTTGCTGAGGACTTGTTGCCTAAGCGTCTCAACATCTTAGATAGTAAGAAGAAGTTTAAGAAGTTAGAGAAGTGGGCTGGTGGTTCTAAGGTTGCTGTGTTCACAACAGATAGGCGATTACAGAAAGCCGTCTACATTATCAACGAGAAGTTAGGTAACTGGGATGATGATGGTATCTGGTGGTCTAACGGTTCGTACAAGCAATCGTATTACACATACCCTAAGACACCGACAAGTCGTTGGATACCGTCTTACGATATTGCTAATGGTACTAGCAAGTATGTTATCAATGGTGATGATATGACTGAGTTCGTTGAAGAAGGTATGGCGTGTAGTTATTGTGCTCACTTCTTCGGTGAACCAGATTTCTTTCACGGATATTGTCAGACTTGTTGGACTTGTATAGAATGTCAGGACTTCGAAGAAAGTTGTATGTGTTACAGACCCACATACAAGATGGGTCAACGACATCCATACGACCTAGCATACGATGATAGTTTCTAATAGAAACAAGGGAGGAGAACTATGGCAGGACCGAAACCAAAACCTATTGGGTTAGATGAACAACAGGCTCAAGATTTATACGACAAGGTAGAGAGTATAATTCTTAGAGACCATAGTTTTCTAAAACAATTAATGGAAGATGTCGCTGGTGCACAACCAGAGATAATAAACACAACAAAGAAAAGGTGGTACAAAAAATGATAGACGAAAACATTGACCCACGAATAGCAATGGGACAAGTCATTCGTGAACTAACCCTGTTAGATGGAGATGTTGATGCCTTTATGGCAAAGATAAACTCTGCTGAAAGTAATGTTGAAGCATACAAGATATGTATGGACACATTGATGGAGGTGAACAGCAATGGCTAAGTGGGAACTACCAACAACAACACTAGAAAGAATAAATACTTTCGCGTGTGATGTGCTGATAGAATTCTCTGCTTTAGAAAATGATACTGATTTCATTTCAAAGTTAGAGGAACATAACTTGTACTATGATTTCGATAGGGCAAGTTACTATCTGCAACGCATCAAAGATTATTCGTCTGCCTTTTTGTACGCGTACGAAAGGGAGATGGATAATGCTTGATGTTATTCTGGGTGAGAAAGCAAGGGATGCTAAGTGCTTTAATCACCCAGACCCTGACTGGTTTCACATTCCTGGAACAGGGGCTAACCTAAAGGAACAGAAAAAGTTTTGCCAAGACTGCAAAATTATTACTGAGTGTTTAGATTATGCTGTCAGGAATGATGTGTCAGGTGTGTGGGGTGGCACAACAACGAGGGAAAGAATGATGATGAGGAGAAGTATGGGTATCAAGGTGATACCTATATCGTTAAGAGAGGTGCACGTTGGCACGTAAAAAGAAAGATGATGATGACATTGAGAAGTTAGTTGATAACGCATTCGATAAGGGTGCTGAGAAACTAATCGAATCAATGGAAGCAACTAATCAAATCACTGAGGAGACTGAGAAGTTCCTTAAGTCTGATGAGTTGTGGGAAGCAGCAGCAACACAGATGGAGGTGCGCTTACTTATACTTAGTATGTCTGGTATGCTTGCGTTTGCTGTCACTGAACACGGTGGTTTATATCTTGACCACCTAATTGAGGAAGAAGAAAACAATGAAGATAGTAAAGGGTGATTGGAGTGGAATACCTACTTCTGTTTGCCCTAACTGTGATTGTACTTGGTTTAATGTTCCGATAACATTCGACCAAGAAACATATGAGATAGCAGCATATGGTCTTGATGGTGTAACTTGTTGGTCTTGTGACCAACCCATTACTCCACCAATACCTATCGATTCAAGGATAGAGGAAAAATAATGGGCTGGATTATCACGGTTGTTCTTGGGTTAACCACTGTTATGTATGCTGTTGCATATCATAACCAAGTTAAGTTAACTGTTCGAGAACGGTTACGGCAACATCAATAGAACCCACGTTTATCGTGGTGTTCAAGTGCATTACAAGGCGTATCATAACGCTTCTTAATGTACCTTATACCACGTTGTGTTTGCTCTTTGATACTCAAACCCTCAGGGGTTTTAAGTATTTGAAACAAACCGTAGGCTGACGATTTGGGATTGTCTGCAACGTTGGACCAAGTAGACTCACGTCTAACTAGTTCATCAAGGCATACCCATTCGTCACCTGTCCATCCTTCGTATTTGACTTTCAGTCTGACGTATGAACGAGATACCTCAGCAGGAAGTTGCCTAACAATAGGCACATCAGATACATCAGGGACAGGGATTATTGGTATTATCATTAATCTCCAACCAGTAATATTATATAATATAATATATAATATAACTTAGTAGTTATATTATATAATATAATATTATATAACATAATATAACATAACCTATGTTATATTATATAATATAATATAACTTAGTTTCTAATAGAAACAATGTTATATTATACTTTACCCTGATGCTTGTTGCATCAGAGGTAAACCTAGACTATACTGAGGATAGTGGGTGGGCTTTCTCTCACCTTTCACCCTGCCCACTATCGAACCCTAACGGTAATCAGAGGAGGATAAAGTGTTAAAGATAAACGGATACGATGTACCTGAACACGTTTCCTATTCAAGTATTACCACTTGGTTGTCCTGTGGTTATCGCTATTACTTAACTCGTATTCAACAAGTTGAGGAACAGCCTGCTGCTTGGACACTTGGTGGTTCTGCTGTGCATAGAGCAACAGAAACTTATGACCGTCAACTTTGGGATGAAATAAATGTCTGAAGAAGAATTATTTGACCAACTATCAGAGTTAATACCTGACCTTAAAAAGGCAGAGAACGAGTATTCAACTTTTGATTGCACTTCAAAAATACTTAATGCTTACATTGAATTAAAATGTAGACACACCCATTACAGTACTTTGCTGATTGAAAAATCTAAGTACGATAGACTGGTTGATGAAGCAAGAAGTAAGTTGATGGCACCACTGTATATCAACTCAACACCTGAAGGTGTATGGTCTTTTAACCTAGATAAGTTTGATGATTTAGTTTGGACTGACCAAGATAACTTGCCAGCCACAACAGAGTTCGACAACAAAGAGAAAGTAACTAAATCAGTTTCTTTCTTACCAATAGAAAAAGGTGATAGATTATTTTGGACATAACAATAGACTTGAATAAAGTCTGGGATGATGCGTGGAACGCTGAGATTGAAGACATAATAAAATATCAAGACCCAAACCTTGATGTAAAAAACTTACGTCAATCATCACGTACAACTAAAGCAAACCCTGATGGTGAGAACGCTGAGTGGTGGTATGTTAATGGTCGTAAGTTCCTTGACTCTTGGATTGCTTGGCGTAAAGGTTCAGGTTGGAATATCTGGACAACACCTCAAGGTGTACCTGCTATAGAGTTGATGATGGAAATTGAAACAGGTGGTATCAATCTTAAAGGTGCAGTTGACCGTGTGTTCATCACACCTGAAAGAGAAATCATTGTTGTTGATTTGAAAACAGGTGTGCGTACACCACAATCAGACTTACAACTACAGGTGTATGCTTGTATGTTGGAACGTGCAACTGGTGTGAGACCAGACTTTGGTGCATACTGGATGGCAAGACAAGGTGGAACAAGTACACCTGTTAGATTAAATAAATTTACATTAAAGAAATTAGATGAGATGATTGCTCTCTTCCAAAAGGCAAGAGAAGATAATCTTTATCTACCTAATTTCGAATCGTGTAAACTGTGCTCTGTTCAGGAGTACTGCTATTGGGTAGATGGGGAAAAGTCTACCGAGTTAGGAGAAATCAATGGCAACAAATGAAGCACTGTTTTCAGTTAGTATGAAAACAAGAAACGGAACCATCCTCACCTTGCGTGCAGATGATTTCGAAACATTCTCTAAACACATTGCTGATGCAGTTGGTGGCAACATCAACTTAATTGTTGGTGCATTAGAAGATGTTGTTCACGGACAAGACCCTGTTGCATATGCTGCACAAGCGTTAGGTGCAACAAGTGTTGTGACTGAACCTAACATTGGTAGTGGTCCAGTGGCACCACCATCAACACTTGGTTCATTCCCTGCACCAACGTGTCATCACGGTCCAAAGAAACACAAGAGTGGACAAGGTGCTAAAGGTCCTTGGCAAGCGTGGATGTGTCCATCTGCTAAAGGAACACCAGACCAATGTCAACCAATGTGGATTAAACGTGGCGAAGTAGGCTGGGTTTCATAAGTGAGAACACTCACTAGAACAATTGGTAAAACTGAATCAGGTGGCGAACCATTGCCACCTGTGTTCAGGACATTTGAGTATGCCCAAATTGTTTTACGTCGCAGTGAAGTGAGTATGTTTGCTGGTGCCCCTGGTGCTGGTAAATCAACACTGGCTTTGGCGTTAGCAACTTGGATGAAAGTTCCTACCTTGTATGTTTCAGCAGACACAGGTGCACACACAATGAGTATGCGTTTGTTCTCAATGCTTACAGGTAAGAGCCAAGATGAGGCAGAGAAACTTCTATCATCAGATGTTAAGTTCGCTAGAGATGCAATCAATAAAGGTTCAAGTCATATCTTCTGGTCATTTGATGCAGCACCATCGTTATCTGATTTAGATGAAGAGGTGTTATCTTTTGAAGAAGTTCACGGTGAGAACCCACACTTGATTGTGTTAGATAACTTGATTGATATCACTGATGGTGGTGGCGAAGAGTGGTCTAGTATGCGTCAAACTATGAAAGAAATAAAATTCTTAGCACGAGATACTAACGCTGCGATTCTTATCCTTCATCACACAAGTGAAGCATTTGATAGTAACCCTTGCCCACCAAGGTCAGCGATACAAGGTAAAGTTTCACAACTACCAGCACTGATTTGTACCATAGGTCAAACACCTAACGGTATGATGGGTGTTGCCCCTGTAAAGAATCGTTACGGTAAAGCAAACGCTTCTGGAAGTGAACCAGTTTATCTGTCATTCAATCCAGAGTTTATGTACCTTGCTGACCCAAGAGAATCTTTATGAGAAATATAGATGGCAGATGTTATATCTGTTCATCTATCTGGTACTGCACTTGTAACAACGAATCGAATATAGGTGAAGATGAGCAAGTCTAAACAAAAAGGTACTGCTGCAGAAACTGCTGTAGTTAAATACCTTAAAGCAAATGGCTTCCCTAAAGCAGAACGTCGTGCACTGCAAGGTAACCTAGATAAAGGTGACATCTCAGGTATTGATGATGTGGTATTTGAAGTTAAAGACCACAAGAAGATGGAACTATCTGGTTGGGTTAAAGAGTTAGAAGTAGAAGTGGATAATGCTAACGCTGTAACAGGTGCTGTTATTCATAAAAGAAAAGGAACAACAGATGTTGGCGAATGGTATGCAACAATGCCAGTGTATATGTTTCTATCTTTGATAAGAGAACTTGATGTCTGATTCACCTATCGCAAAAGTGTTGATGCTATATGGGGCAAACAAAGTCCCATCTGGTAGAGGATGGCGCAGTATGAAATGTCCTTTTCATTCTGACCGTCACGCCTCAGCAACAGTTAACACTGAGGTGAATGCGTTCTCCTGTTTTGCGTGTAGTATTAAGGGAGATTTGTACAAGATTATTATGGAACAAGAAGGGATTGGTTTTCGTGAAGCAAAATCAAGAGCAGAAGAGATTACTGGAACAAGCGACATCGCACTACCAAAAGTCAATCAACTTGGCAGAAGAGTATCTCGCCAAGAGGGGACTATCTCTAGTAGACGCAGAGAAGTTTCGTCTGGGGGTAGTGAACCAACCACTCGTAGGTCACGAAGCATACGAGAACAGACTGGCGATACCATACATAACTAGAGCAGGTGTTGTTGATATCAGATTCAGAGCAATAGATTATTCTGAACCAAAGTATCTAGGACTTCCTGGTTCTGAGACAAGATTATATAATGTTGAAGCATACTTTCAGGCAACTGATTGGATATGTTTATGTGAAGGTGAAATAGATACTATGACACTTTCTAAACTAGGTTACCCTGCTATTGGTATTCCTGGTGTTAAAAACATTAAGTCACATCATTACAAAATCTTGTCAGACTTTGATAGGATTTATGTGTTCGCTGATGGTGACACAGCAGGTCGTGACTTTGCTAAAGACTTAGCAAGAAGAGTAGCAGGTGTTATACCTATCACTATTCCTGATGGTGAAGATGTTAACAGTTTGTTTATTAAGAATGGTTCTGATTGGTTCAAAGGGAAGGTTGCTGCGTAATGCAAAATGAAATTAAGTTTGCTGAGTTAACTTATATTTACACAGATGGTTTAGCAGAACTGTTAATTAGAAAACAAAAAGATTATGGACCAAAGAATATTTCTGATTCACCTGGTGGTCCACTTAATGGGTTACGTGTGAGAATGTTTGACAAACTTGCTCGCATCAATAACCTTGTTGAAACAGGTGCAACACCAGAGAACGAATCATTACGTGATTCCTTTTTGGATATAGCAAACTATGCAATCATCGCAATGATGGTGCTAGATAAACAATGGGAAGGCGTTGAATGAAACGCATTGTAGTCTTATCTGATATGCAAATACCTTTGCATAATAAGAAAGCAATAGAAGCAACGATTAAGTTTGTTAAAGACTACCAACCAGATGAATTGTTTTGTGTGGGTGACGAAGCAGACTGCTTAGCCCCAGCACGTTGGTCTAAAGGATATGTTGCAGAGCATTCTAATCTACAACGAGACCTTGATGAAACTACTTCTATTATGGGTAAGTTTCGTAAAGCAATAGGAAGTAAGCCTTTTCATTTAATGAGAAGTAATCACGGCGACAGAATACAACGTTACATTGAACGTGATGCGCCAGCGTTAGCAACACTTAGAGATTTGAAGTATGAAAAACTTTTAGGTTATCGTGACCTTGGTATTACCTACCATAATAAACTTTGGGAGTTTGCCCCTGGTTGGGTTATGGGTCACGGTGATGAAGGCGCAACCAGTCGTTACGCTGGTGGCACAGCAATGTCATTAGCAAAAAAGATTGGTATGTCAGTCGTATGTGGGCATACACATAAGCAAGGATTAATCCACACGAACACATCGTTCAATGGTAAGTACACTTCAAGTCTTTATGGTTTTGAAGTTGGTAACATTATGGATTTAAAACAAGCCACATATTTAAAAGGTGGTTCAGCAAACTGGCAATCTGGTTTCGGAATTCTCTACATTGATAAAGGTAAAGTAACCCCAGTACCTGTACCTATGATAGGTAATTCTTTTATAGTAGAAGGAAAAAGTTACAAGTGGTAGATTACATAACTGAATATAATGATTTAGTTAAGAATGTTTCTTACTCTAAACACAAAGATTATCCTATGGTTCCAAGAGAAGATATCATTCAAGAACTATGGTTGTGGTTCCTTGAACACCCTAACAAAGTTGAAGAGTGGTCTAAAATGGATGACCAAAAACTTGCAACCAAACTTGTTAACAGGTCTTTACATAATCGTGCACACGATTTTTGTCAGAAAGAAAAAGCAAGAACAGTTGGTTACGAGTTAACAGACTTGTCTTACTATCATCGTGATGTGGTTGAAGAACTACTACCATCAATTCTAACAGATGACTGGTCTCAACCAGTGTTCTCTGATGTTAATGGTGATAGGAAAACATTTGCACCTAGTGAAGGTGGAAACCTTATGGCTATGCAAGCAGATGTTTCATATGCGTTTGAACGCATAAGTCCACATCATCAAGAAATATTATTACAATGGTATTTGAATGGTCGTAACTCTAAAGACCTTGGTGTTGCTTTAGGTTTAACTGATAAGAACGCAAGGATGAAAGTGACCAGAGCCATTGATGCTATCATTAAAAAACTTGGTGGTCGTGCACCACGACCTGATAAGGACTACAAAAAACACAGTGATTAAACGACAAAAGAGGCAGGATGGATATTCCTACCCAACCTGCCTATAAAACTGCCTAATTTTGCCCTTATTTGCCCTCAGAATCGCTGTTAAGGGTGACCTTAAACAGTGTCCAAATGGCAAAAGCCCCAAGGCAAATGATACCAACAACATCCCTTGTTTCACCAGGAGGTAGCACCATCCAAGCAATAGCCAAACCAACTAGGGTAAAGGCTTCCCCAGCCCAGGCATCAAGATATTTCAAGATGAATGATAAAACTTTTCTCACTTTATTCTCCTTGCAGTTGATAGTTGTGTTACAATTATTGCACCCAGCACAACTTGCTGGGCTTGTTCACGCTCTTCAGGTGTGAACTCGGAACCAAGATTGGAAATAGTGTCTAATGCAACAGTTATGGTTTCAGATATTTGTTGGAATGTTTCTTGCAAACCTTCTAATGAAAGTTCTGGAAGAAATTCAAGGAGAGATTCAGTTTCGTCAGTGGGTAAAGTCTCTTCCAACGAAGGTAAGTCGTTCTCCAAAGAAGAAGGGAAATCGTTAAATGACTCATCAACAACTTCTATTAAAGTATCTTGAACATCTGGAGACGGAAGTTCAGAAGGCTGTACTAACTCTTCAGAAGGTTCAGGCTGTGGCACAGATGGCTCTTCAGTTGGACCAACTGGAACCTCTGGATTTTCTGTTGGCTGAGGAATATCAGTCGGTGACGGAGAAGGAGAAGAAGGCTCAGGTGTTGGCTCAGGAGTTGGCGAAGATAAAGTCTGAGTTGGGGTTGGACTAGGTGTCAGACTTTCAGTTGGGGTTGGTAATATTGGTGTTGGGGTTGGTACAGGTGTTGATACTATTAAATTCGTAGACAACAAATAAGAACCAGTAGGATATTGGTTGCAACAAGCATAAGCATATGATGTTGCACGAATAAAATACTCACCAACCTGCAACGGTATAGTGATTATGGATGCTAGCACATTGCTAGCACTATGGGCAC